AAATCGAGGCCGCTTGCTAGAAATTCTTCGTGTGCGATCCGTTCTCGGTGCGTGAGCCTGGCGTCTGCATCCCTGCTTAGAACCACGTCGAATTCGCGATCTATCAAAGCCTGAAATCTCCAGAGTTTGGCCCTGTGGTCTTCGGGGCCTTCTTCTTCTACGAGCTGGACATAGTGGAAGAGGCGAAGGGTTTGCTTGATGGATTCGGGGACGCTTGGCCCGGTGTAAAAGCGAAGCGTGAATCCTTTGAAATGCCTGGCTGCCAGAATTGCGTTCTTGATCGCACCGATTGTGTATCGCTCTTCGCTTCCGTATAACGAGTAGGCGATGAGCTGCTTCATGGCCTTAGTTTGTTCTTCAATAATTCGTAGGCTTCGCTCTGAATGTAGTTTTGATAAGCGAGCGCATCGAATGCGTATATTTCGGTTGCGTTGACTTCTTTGTATCCTTCATCCCATTCGGCCTTGCCTGCAATTGGGTGCATGTGCTCGACAATAACGTCGCCGATATAAGTCAGCGCCCCTAAGTCTTCGCCTAGTTTTTTCCAGAAGTTGTCTAAATATAAATGCTTTAATTTTGGCGGAACCATCCCATCGAGGGCTTTGACGATGTCGCTTGTCATTGCAATCATGGTGGGAAGTCGCTCGCCCTGAAGCAAGTCGTTCCCGTAGGCCAGCGACGGTCGCCTTTGCATCGCATGGATAAGAATTGCATCCCAGCCGGCTGTGCGTGGGCGGTGGTCGTCGCCCAGGAAGGCGAAGTATTTATATTCGCCCTTCTTTACAATCGCACTCGCAGCTTTGTTGATCGGATAAGCCATGCCCCGGGTTTCGTTCTCGATGGTCATGCATTTGTCTTTGCCGACTTGCGTTTCGTAGGCGTCGCGCTCTGGGTCGTTTGCGTCAATGACGAAGAGGATGTCTGAATGCGTGGAAAGTTTTTCGTGCTCTGCCAGTAATTCGACGGCGTTGCCTGGGCGTCCTCTGGTGGGGACGAGGATAATCATTTCCTTCATTTGCCTGTCGCAATCTCACCGGCGATGGCGGCGTAGGCTGCTAAATCCACGAATGAATCTTCTGTCTCTGTTTCCATAAGGCGTGCAATTTTTACAAGCGCCATGCAGATTGCTACTTGCTGTGGTGTTATCTCTTGCTCGAGATATGTCGTCCATAAGTTTGCAATTCTGCAATGATTAGTTTGTGGATCGCCGTATGTTTGCTGGCGGTCTTTGGCTGTGAGTCTGGCTGCTTCTTGAAGAATATCCCCCCGATTCATGGACTACTTTGTTCCTCGTCCGAATTCGGTTGCTCTTGGATCGATGGCCTTCAATAGTGGGCCTGCGATTGCTGCGATGCCTGCTGCAAGATATTCCTTGATTGGGCGGTTTGGATCTGCAAGATAAAGAGCTGCAATTGCCGCTGCTCCTGCTCGCAGGTAGGTCATTACAATTGCTTCAAGTTTCTTCTTATCCATTTGTGATCTCCTTGAATTGAGGGCGTCCAAATCCTACGACGAATACTGTAAGCGATGGCTTTAATTTGCCGCGATTCTTCTTCTTAAATGCACGTGTCTTCACGCAAACTTGACCGCCGTTTGCTTGGCTGCCCTTCTTGTCTGGGCTGGTGTTTCCTTCAATTGTAGTGACTGTGCCGTCGCCATTATTTTTAATGACAATTCCGACGTGGCCGATGCGATCTAACTCATCTACTACAAAGTCAAAGAAGACGATATCGCCTGGCTTTGGATCTGCTTGTTCTGCAATTGTCCAGGCCTTCTTATCCATAAATGCTGTTGCGCCCGATGGGGTATAAACGCAGTTTGGAATCTTGACGCCGGCTTGCTTTGCGCACCAATTTACAAATGCGCCGCACCATGCTTGGTTTGCTCTTTGATATTTTGTCTGATTATCTTTTGGGCCTTCGATGTAGCCGACTTCTGCTCTGGCTACTTCTAGGAATTTATTTACTTGGCTCACTTCTTCCCCCGTCTGATTACTTGATTTTCTATCAAGATTAAATATATCTCATCGATGCGTGATTCCAATCGGTTGACTTGGTCTTTGACGCTTGATCCGCCGTTTGGTTTCAATTCTGCAAGGTAATGCTTGACCAGCCATCTGGTCATGGCGATAAAAGCGCCACCGATTGTAAGAAGTGAAACGCTCAGAGCTGCGTAATCCTGAGCCGTCATTGGTTGACTTCCAAAATGTAAACGAGGGCGGTTCCGGTATTAGTTACGGCCCATACTTCTGTCGTCGCTGGCAAGTGCATTATCTCATGGCTGTTGTTATCGATCTTGGCTCCGTTTGAAGTGCTGACGGTGTTATCTCCGCCAATCCAAATGTTGCCAGATTCGTTATGAATGTGGACTTCCCTGAAAATGTTTCCGATTGCAACAATCTTGGTGGGGCTAGTTGTTACTGTCACTTGCGATGTGCGCATGTCGTTCTCCTTATTTCTCCTAGATCCCCGATGCTTTTCCTTTATAGTTATTTAATTAAACAAGTGATTTGTTGCATAATTCCCTGAATGATCTGAAAAGCCTGGTGCTTGTGTTATCAAGTAAGGCGAGAAAACATAACATTTCGCGTGGGGTTTAATCTTGCGATTCATCTGTTCATCGGCGAAGTCTGAACCATCAATATTTTCTAAGATTAAATCATACAAAGTGTCACGAACAAGGCTCGCGTGACCACCCCAGCTATTTTGGCTTTCCACGATTCCTGGATAAATTTCTTCTTTATCACCAAAGATTTCTCCAAAAGAAACATAATCCCAGTCGGGTGGGATATGAGGCCAGAGTTTTTCAAATCTTTCTGCAAAGTCATCAGTGAAAAGACAGTCATCGTCAAGAATTAAAACGCAGGGCAATTTTGCATGTTTTGCATATCTGATGGCTTGAAGTCCGTTGAAAGCATTCCACCAAGTCGCACTTGCCCTTGTTCCAACATGATCAATAACATCAAACCTGAGCCAATTTATACCTAGAGCATCAAGTTGTTTGCTTATAGCTTGAAGGCGATCATCTCTGCGCTTTAAGTTCTTGACAATAACTGTTTCCACTATGTCATTGAGTTGTATTGAAGAAGACATTTCTCTCCTAGATCCCCGATGCTTCTACTTCGTCGACGGCGTCATCAATCGTCCGGGCTGGTTCCCGGGTGCAGTCGCCGTCCTGGTATCCCATTAAAAAGTCCTATATCTAGAATTAAATCCAAGACAAGGTTTCTTCATCCCATATATAAATTTTGCCATCGGTAGGATATGGAACAGGCGCATTCCAGAATGAGCCTGTTCTGATCCATGATGGATAAGGTTGTGGAAGAATAAATATATCTTCGGCTTCATTGTAAGAATATCCAATTCCTGCATAAGTTCCACGAAATTTGCCATTATAACTTGTTTTTATCCAAGTGCCGCCGAGGTTGTCTATCAACCATTGATAACCTTCATCGCCAGCAGGATCGTTGTTGTCACCAACAAGAACGCGGATAACTTTATTTTCATTATCTATTTCTGCCCAGTGACTCATGCTGCATACCTAATAATTACAATTCCAGAACCGCCTGCTGCGCCACCAATAGGGGGATTTCCACCACCACCACCGCCGCCGCCAGTATTTATAGTTCCTGCGACGGGCCCTGTGCCGCCTGCACCGCCTGCACCGCCGCCGCCTGCACCACCTGAAGCTGGAGAATAATTACTGCCACCGCCACCGCCACCACCGCCTGCATAAGTTATAGATGATCCTGAATAACTATTTGCTATTCCTGCGCCGCCAGTTGGACTTACTATATTTGTTGCAGCAGTTCCAGCGCCGCCAGCACCTCCACCACCGCCGCCTCTTACGGCTGCGCCAGTTGAAGTGGTTAAAGCATAACCGCCGCCACCTGCATTTCCTTCAGATCCAGTTCCTGCACCGCCTGCTCCTGGTGGAATAACATTTCCGCCGCCGAAATCATAACCTGAACCACCACCGCCACCTGAACCGCCTGCATTTCCAGATGCAATTAAACCGCCACCTTTTCCACCACCAGTCGTAGAAATGGCGCCTAAAGAACTACTATCACCATTTGTTCCTGCTGGGCCGCCGCCGCCAATAGTTATAGTTTGCGCAGTTGATAGAGTTAATGAAGTTGAAGTTTTTAATCCACCTGCTCCACCGCCACCACCACCATTATCGCCACTACCGCCACCACCTGCAACAATTAGGTAATCGCAACTTATAGTTTGCAATGGTGTGAAAGTTCCATTGCCTGTGAATGTGTGAATCCAGAAGCCGCCGACATTTGTAATTGTGCCGCCAGTTGCTTTCGGTGCAGCAGGAGCCGAAGTAAATCCATAAGCGCTTGCTGCAAGACCGCCCCTTGATCCAAGTATCGGTGACATTGATTCCCCTTATGCGAATTTAGTTTGGCTTGCAAATACTGTGTAGGTCGGCGTCGCCGCAGTCTTGACGACTGTGTAAACGTAGGCGTCAATACTTGAGGCGTTGCCAGCTGTATATGCGCTTCCACCCTGAAACTTTGGCGTTACTGTTGATCCATCAATTTGCACGACGTTATTGTAATACGCGGTGCTGCCGTTTGTAACGAGATGGGTCACTGTGATTGCATCGCCGACGGCCAAGATTGAGCTGAGTGTGGTTCCTGAATTGCCGCGAATATTGAGCGTCCAGTTTGCACTTGCGTTGCTGGTGAAATAAAGGACGCCCTGGGTTACGGCGTCGAAGTTTATTGTTCCTGTCGCTGCTGTGGCCGCGACTGTGGTTCGCTCTTCTGGGCTGAGCAGGACTTTGTTTGTAAGCGTATCTGCGGTTGCGCGTCCTACAATCGTGTCGGTCGAAGTCGGAAGGGTCAAAGTGCCGGTGTTGCTAATTGAGGAAATAATTGGCGCTGTCAGCGTCTTGTTTGTCAAAGTCTGACTGCCAGTCAAAGTCGCAACGGTAGAATCAATTGCAAGTGAGACGGATCCAGAAGTGCCGCCGCCGCTTAGTCCTGTTCCTGCTGTTACTGCGGTGATATCGCCAGGGTTGCTCACTGGCTGGAATGCTGCTCCGTCGTAATATTCAAGTGAATTTGTATCAAGAAGATATGTCAACATGCCTTCTGATACCACTCCTGCTAAGGCTGTGGTTCGAGCTGCTGAAGATGCAAATACCATCGTAGTCTGTTGCATCAAGAAAGTATTTACTTGCGCTGCTGTAAGCACGTCTCCTGTTGCGAATAACTTGTATCCTGCTCCTGCCATGATTTCTCCTTATTAGTAACTGAGAACGCCTGCGACGCCCAGAATTCCTTGCGATGTGCTGTCAAGAATAAACGCCTGAATAATGGGTTCGCTTGTCAGTATCTTAGTGGTGAATGTTGTCCTTGTTATGTCGTGTTGAAGCCCTTGCACGAATAATTCGCTGGTGATTGATGTGGATCCTGGCATCGCCTTTGTAATGTTGACAAGGTCGAATATCTCTAAATCAAGACCAGCAATATTGCGTGCTTCCTGGCCGTCGTCGACAAGATTGAGCGTCATCGAATCAATGCGAAGCGTTGCCTCTTTGCGTGATTGTAGGATCATCGTCGCTTGATCAAGAGATTCGGTATCACTCTGCACCAGAATGCCGGTTCTAGCTCCTGAATGGATAAAATAGTTATCTATCGAAGTCTGATCGGTAACGGTCTGGTTTGTTCCGTTCAGTCTTTGAACAGAAACGTCATTCACAATAAGCGTATCGTCAAAGGCTAGGTCAATCTGGGCATAGCCGATTCCTGATCCATCGTCGCTGAAAACCGTCGGCGTCGAGTCTGCGTATTGGCTTACGGTGCTCCTTGAGTAGAAGGTTGCATTTCCTTCGGCGTCAAGAAAGAAGCCCCCGAACTCGCTGTTCTCTACGGTCTGAATTGCTTCTAGAACGGTGCGGTCTGGTGTTCCCGGATCTGCTTGCATCGTGCTGTCGCCGGCGTTGATGTCTCTTTGTGATGCAGGCCAGTCGACAACGTCTAGAAGTTTGTTGATTCGCGTTCCGCTTAGTTGTCCTGCTCCGGTATCTGGAACTGTGCTAATTGCTGCGTTATTTAGAAGGCGGAAGCCATCGACGCATTGCAGGATTACTCTTGAAACTTCATTTGCTCCGATTGCGAACTGGGTGTCGTAGCTGGTGATAAAGCCTGAAAATAAATAATAACGAACGCCTTCGTAATCGGCCCAGATTCGAATTTTACGTAAAGGAATTAGTTTCTGATAATAAGGCCCGGCGGTGTTGGCAGGATTGAACGCGCCTGTATCGTCCTTAATTTCAACGACTGCCGTTCCTGCTTCGAACTTGTTGAGGATTCGATTTCGCCCTCTTCGAATTGATGAGCGAAGAATAATGTCGGTAAGGTCGACGGAATCATCCGCGTCTGCGAGCTGGCCTGTTCCAAGTTTGCCTTTTACTGGATCGTCAAGCGTGAAGGCGGTTGCGATAAAGGCTGGGCCGTTGACGAAGTCGATGGCCGCGCCGAGCTGCGGAATGCCTGCCATTAGAGTGTGATCGCGTTCTTTGTAATCGCCTGGCCGTTATTTTGGCCCTGAAGAATCGCGTTACGGATCGCATTGACGAGGTCGCCTTCAGTGGTAACGCTGCCGTTGACAACAATGTTGACGGTGGATCCGCCCATCGATCCCATCCGGTTTAGTGGAATCACGGCCTCTGGCCCTGCTTCGCCGATCAGCGCTGTTGTTGGGCTGTTTACAATTCCGCCATTTGCCATCGGTATCAATCGGCCGAGAAAGTCTCTTCTCATAAAATCGTCGACGTATCCGCTTAAATCTACCGCTGGTTTTGATGGGATGTCTGGGAAAGTGGTTTCAGGCGTTCCTTGTCCACCACGACCGAAGCCTTTGAAACTCAGATTTGTTTCTGAAGGCGGCGCTGAAATCGTTCCCCCTGTCGCTGCCACATAATTGTTAAGAGCTTGGAGTGCTCTTCTCCATGATTCTGCTGCTTGGTTTCCTGGTGTCGGCCAAAGGTCAGAAGGCGTGACTCCTTCTGCAATTTTGCTTGCATAATTTGAGACTTGTATATTTGTTAAATTCCATTTGTTTGCGAGATTATTGACTTCTTCATCTGAAAGTTTGCCGTCGTTTAGCGCTGCAAAGAAATCGAGATAAACCTCTGCCTGTCTCTTTGTGATACCCCATTGTTCTGCTAGGGCATCGACTTCTCTTGTTGAAATCTTTCCGTCGTTGACGGCAAAGATGGCAGTCGTGTATGCAACGACGGCGTCTTTGCTTATTCCCCACTTCTGGGAAAGGATAATTACTTCTTCTGGTGAAATCTTTGAGTCTGCAACAACGCTGAGCAGATCGGTGTAACGCTTGATTGCATCGTTTGCTTTTAATTGTGCATCAAGGTTTGCCAGAAGGGTTTTGACTCGCTCTGATTCTTGCAGATTTGCCTGGCGAATAAGATTCAGGCGTGCTGCTTCGAGCTGTATCGGATCTGTTTCTGTTGTTGGTTTGATTCCAAACTTTCGCAAGGCTGCAAGCGCCTTCTGTGTTGCGATAAGTTTCGCATCTGCTGCGGTTTGTGCCTTTGTCTTTCCTGTGGTCTTGCCAAGATTGACATTAAGACCGCCGAGGCTTTTCATAAAGTCTTCGGTGGTTGCATTTAATCCATCAAATGAGAATTCTAAATCTTCGCCCGAATTGTCTAACTCGCCCATCGCGCCATTTGCAGATTTTATTGCAAAATAAAGACCGCCAAGTGTTGCCGTAAATGCGGCAAGGCCAGCGGCTCCGGCTGCGATTGAAATTCCACCTGTGGCTACTGCCTGCGCTGCTGCTGCGCCAATTGCGGCAGCTCTGATTGCCTTGTAAGCATTGACCAGTGTTGTGATTGCTCCAACAAATGCAATGACTTTGGTTGCTACAAATGTTGCTGCGAATATTGCGCCGAGTGCCACGAAAACTTCTTTATTCTTTGCTACGAATGCGAAGATTTTGAAGACTACAAATCCGAAGCCGACAACGGCTTTGATTGCGTTACCCATGACGGCGACAAGTTTTTGACCATTTTCTTCTAAGAATTTTTGTATTGCTGGAATAACTTTAGTCACTAGGATTCTGAATAATTCTTCAAGGGTAGGCATTAAGGCTTTGCCAAGTGTTTCCTTAGCTTCTCCCAGTGCAATATTTAGGCGAATCATTCTAAATTCGAATGTGTTTGCTCTGGCTGCTGCTGCGCCAGCGAATGTCTTTGCTGTCAAAGTAAGAACGGCGTTTAAGTCTTTTGCTTTAACCATTGCATCTGTGATTGGCACGCCTAAATTCTTGAGCGCTCTGAAGTTTCCTTGCAACGCCTTTGTTACGGCATTTGTGGCTGTGCCCATGTCAACAGATCCGCCGGCTGAGACATCCATCGCTAAACCTAGAAGTTGTTGCCCTGCTGTCAGGCTGCCTGTTACTGAGGCCAATTTTGCAAGCGCTGGACGAAGGTCGTCATCGACGACTCCGAATGCTCGCTGAGTTTGATCTATAAATACTTCGGTTGCAGCGATTGCTGCGTCTGTTGCGCCTGTGGTGTTTCTAAGTGAATTGGCTAGAAGCGTCTGGGATTTTTCGTCTGCGATTGCGGCCTTGACTGAGTCGACGCCGATCTTGACGGCGAATGCTGCGCTCGCTGCTGCGGCGATTGCAAATGATTTAGCTACTTTGCCTGCAAATTTATCGAAATTCTTGCCGAGCTTGTTGATGTCTCTGGCTGCTGCCTTGCTGCCCTTGTCTGAATATTGAGTGATAATCCGGGCGGTTACTGCGCCTATTGCCATGTCGGTTTATCCTCTCTCTTTATTTAGATTGGCTTGCAGGGTCTTCTTTGCGTCGTCCATTGCTGATCTGATATTGGCATAAATCCGGGGGCGATCACGATCAATGACGGCATAAATTCCGCGACTGGCTTTGCGGAAGCGATCGTTCATATTGCCAATCAGTTTGCGTCCGGTTCCTTCGCCTGGCGTTCTGCGTCCTGCTACTTCAAAGATAACGCCCGAGGCGGTCTTGTTTAGGAGTGCACCTGCGCTGGTAGTGTAATCGGCTCTCACGCGGCCTTCTGCACGAGTTTTAATAATGCCCTGACGAATCGCTTGCGGATCCCATGCTGGCCAGCCCTGGCCACCTCTGGTGGTCTTGCGTGGGTTCTTTGCGGCTGTGGTGCGCCATCCACTCATTGGGGGTTTGTCTGGAATCTGCTCTTTGGCAGCTCCTTCGGCTAGGCGCAGCTCGTCGTTGATAACTTTGTTCAATCTACGAGCTGCGTCTTCGTCGAATTTTTTCAAGGCTGCAACGGTTTCCTTGATGCCGCTAATTGCAACGACTTCATTGGCCATGTTTATTTGCCGCCTTTGCCTTCTCCTTTAGATAAATCACGATCGCTTCAAGGATGCCATCTGGTGCATCTAATAAAGCGACCGGACTTATTCCCGTCTCCACAGAAACTGCTGCTATTGAATATGTCAGGCTATCTCTGTGGATTCTGAATTTGGGTCTGTGTCCAGGGAAACATTTTCGAGCGTATCTAAGAAATCGGGGCCGAATGGTTTTACAATGACTCCGTTTGCTTTAAGCGCAAGCCACCCGAGGTAGTAGATATGCTCAAGTTTCTGCTCTTCGCCGATAAGTTTTGCTAGGCCTTTTCCATACTTCTGTTCAAAGTCGACGATGATGCGTGGCCGTAATGAGAACGTTTTTTCCACGCCATCAGTCGTCTTGACTTTGATATTTAATCCATCCATCTTTTCCCCCTGTTTTCTTTAGGTTGTTGTCTTTGTAATTGCGCCGGAGATCGGCCAAGTTACAGATGCTGTTGCTAATTCGCCAACGGATCCGTTGATTGGAGTCCATTCTGAAACTAGCGCAGAGAATGCGTATTGCGGATTGACTGCTGTTGTTGTTCCTGCTACTGGCTTTGCTACTACGCTGACTGCTGTTCCTAGAAGTGGGTAGATTGTTTGTTCTACTTCTCCTGTTGCATAGTCCTGGTGAAATTCGAACGTCACAGAATTGTCTGCAAGACCGGCCACACGAGTTTTTGCTGTGTTCCCGAATGCAGTTGTCTCGACGATATCAAATGTCGAATTTAGAGAGATGCTCGCAATATAATCTGAGAGATCTGTGCTTCCAAATACAACAGATGCGTTTGTTAATACAAGTCTTGCCATTATGCGACCGCCTTTGTGATTGCTCCGGTTACTGGCCAAGTTACAGATGCTGTTGCCAATTCACCGACGGATCCGTTTATCGGAGTCCACTCTGAAATAATAGCAGAGCAGGTATAGCTTGGATTGAATGCGCCTGTGCTTGAGCCGTTTGGCTTTACAATCACAGTTGATGCTTGTCCTAGAAGTGGATAAATTGTTTGTTCCACTTCGCCGGTTGCGAAGTCCTGGTGGAATTCAAGAGTTACTGAATTGTCTGCAAGGCCAGCAACGCGAGTCTTTGCTGCTGGTGTTCCGAATGCTGTGGTTTCGACGACGTCGAATGTCGAATTAAGTGTTACTGACGCGACCAAATCGCTCAGATCCACTCCGCCGACGGAGATAAATGCGTTAGTGAGAACTATGCGGGGCATTATTTTGTCGCTCCTTCTTCTGTTTCTGTTTTGATGGATGGGGTTTGTGGTGCTGTGTTACTTGCTTTGATGTGGTTTCCAGCGATCAAAGTTTCTGCGCTGATTCCTGCATCTTGCAATTCTTTTGTTGTGATTGTGTCGCCTTTGATTTTGCCGCAGACTTCTCGGTTTGAGATTACTGTGTATGTCATGTGGTTCTCCTTATCCCCAGATTGTTAGGCGGTATCGGTAAGAGAGGAATGTGACTGATTGCGAGTCGTATGTTCCGGACTCTGCGCCGATTACTCGCAATGTCTGGCATGTTCCGCCAAGCGTTCTGTCTCCCTCTATTGCTGCTTTGATAGATGTTGCTCCTGTGCCTGCAAGGTATCCATCTAGCTTGTCCTGGCCTGCTCGCTCTGAGAAGCGTTGGACAATCACATAAATATCTACATTTGCCTGATCTAATCCTCTGGCGTTATCGATATCAAATGTGAAGTCTAATTGACCTACGACGGCGCATGGCGGTGTTATTGGTTCTGGAATTATTTCGTAAACGCGAAGTCCTGAAATTGTTTGCAGTCTTGTTTTTAACGCATCGCGGACTTGGCTTGGTTGCATCGGCATTATTTAGCCAGCCCATTGTTCTTGCGGAATGGTCGAATCAAGGCTTCAACGTCTGCATCAAGTTTGGCTGTAAGTCGGACTGTGCCTAAGTCTGGGCTTCCTGCGATTCCAAATGGTGACTGGCGGCGTGTGAAAAGACGAGCTGCTTGAATCAAGGTTGCCATGTTGATCTCGGCTGGTGTTGCTGTCCATCCCCAGACGCCGGTGATCTTGCAGGCCTGTGGCAAATAATACGGCCAAACGTATCGGCCGATTGCAAGAATGCGGTTGACTGGCCATCCGCGCTGTGGGTTATTTACTGGCTCGAGCATGTAGTCGCTGGTTGACCAGACGGTATCCCATGTCTGATTAAAGTTATCGTCTGTCGCGACTTGTGTGATCGAAACGTTATCGTCCATGTTCATTGTCCAGGGATCGAGTGGGGTGTAATAACGAGCGACTGGTGATTGCGTGGTTCCGTTGCGGTAAAAGAAGCGCCCGGTGTAATCGTCAATCATGCGGCTGGTTGCTGTGATCGCTGCTTCGAGTGGGGTATCGTCGACGCTGTCTGTGATCGCAAGCGATGCCTTCAATTCGGCAAGTGTGCAATAAGCATTAGTTAGGGCCACGCTTCGTCCTTCTTTCCGGTTTCGGCAGCATTGCGCGTTCTAGTTTGGGATCGGCGGTTGCTGTTTCCTTTACCGGCTTGCGCCGGATTTTCTTAATCTTTCCAAATATCATGATGAATCTCTTCCATCCAGAAGTTCTTCTGGTGCGGCAATATTGCGGCTGTGTTCACATGGATCTTAAATCCGAGCGCTTTTGCTCTTCGGCAGAATAATAAATCTTCCCCGATCCATTCTCCATTTACTGGCCCATCCCAGAACCAGCACCATTCTTTTCCCTGGTTTGAATCTGCGACTTCGCGCATCTTCTCTAGAACGCTTCGGTGGATGAGCATGCATCCGGTTCCTGCTGCGTCAATCTCGAAGACCGCGTTCTTGTCATATTTGTAAAGTGGGAGAAAGCCCTGATCTGAATCTTGGAATATGCAGGGGACTGGTTTTGGGTAAGGCTTGCCTGGCACTCCAAATCCTGCAAAAACAAGGCCTGCGACGATTGGGCGTTCTTTGTCGTGGGCTGTGTCGATCAATGCGTCGAATGCTTGCGTGGTCAATTGTTCGTCTGAGTCCAACATAAGAAGCCAGTCGCTGTCTGTGTTGTCTAGAAATTGTTTGACCACTCGGTTTCGTTGCTTTGATAAAAGTCCGGAACCTTTAATTCTTACAAATGGCCCGAGCCTGCTGCTTCTTGCTTGAGCGAGCTGAATGAGCCGATATGCAAATGATCCGTTTACTAATCCTGGATCGCATGAACCGATTGTTACTTTGTGTCCTGTTTTCATTTGTTTCCCCCTGTTAAGAAGTGCAGGACGAGTGACTCGGGGGGTGGGCCACTCGCCC